AATAGAAGTCAGACCCGTTGGTCTGGTGTGCCCACAGCCCGCGAACAGGGCCGGTGCCGACCGTCTGAAGATATTTCAGACCAGGGCAGCGCGACAAAAAACCAGCCTCTTTGCCGCCCTCTGGAATGACCTCGGGAAACAGATTGACCATGCGGTTGTCGGCAGCGTTGATGCTGCGGGCAACATACGAGGAGCCAAGAATTGGCGTTTTCATCAGTAATTTCCGGCGTAGATGTTAAACCGCTGACGAGTTGCTACGATGGCGTAAGGCATCGACATCACATCATCAGGGTTGTTGATGCGCTTGAGGTTGCGCTTGCTGGTCATAGCAATACGCTGCACTTGGCGACTTGGCTCAACGCCGTACTCTGGCGCCATTTCCATAGCCAAGTTGTAGGTGAACGCACGCAAGTAGCCTGGTGGAAACAACAGATCGGTCACCAGTGTGGCCGGCTCGTCCAGCTTTTGAACCGAAATAAAGTGCCACTCCAGATCGCGTGTAGGACGGGGGTAGATTGACATCGTGACATCGGGAAACCCCATGTTCACAAAGATCACTTGCGGGTAGGTGCTGGTTACAGTCTTGACCGCAATGCCGTTGTACTGCTGCTGGTTGATGAACTTGATGCCAAACGACACGTTGGTGCCTGGATCGCGGTAGTAGGTGGCCTCGTCCAACAGCACGGGGCGCAGGCCAATAAAGTTACCGGAAGGGCCAAGCGTGCGGATGTATTCGCCTGCGGGCCATGTAAAAACTTGATCTTGTGTGCAAAAGACAGACAGCCGCTCGGTGTCCCAAGAGTCGATCATCTGGTTCATCGCCATCAAGCCGTCTTGCGACATAGCTGCCGATGGAGTTTCGTTTTCGGCCAATACGCCAAGCAGGCGAAGTGCGCGATTGATTTGATCGCCAGCGGTGTAAACGGCCATCTCAGACTCCTTCGGCTACAGCCTTACGTGTGTATTTGCGCTTGACTTCCAGCGCATTAACCGCTATTTCAGCTTCAACTGCCGGCGCGGGTGTGTCAGGATTGTAGCGTGTCCAGCCGTGTGTTTCATCATAAACGGCTTCAAGTTCCATAGTGGCAACTTTACGACCGTGGACGGGGTGCTGAAGATAAATGTTCATAAGAAAACGGGGGCCGAAGCCCCCGCTTTTTAGTTAGATGCAATCAGACCGACAGTTTCAAGACGTGATTCAACTTGAGCAAGGCGGGCTTGCAAGTTGGCGATCACAGACAAAACAGTGTTACCTTCATCTTTGGTCGCAAAACCAAAGGGGGTAGTCTGAGTTAAGTCTTGAATTGCGTAATCAGCAGTGCTTGGCGCAGTGCTGGTAATTGAGGTCAACTGAGTAGTCAAGGCAGCGCCTTGAGCCACAGGGGTTGTACCGTAAAAACCAGCGGTGCCGCCAGCTTTGCCCATGATTGCGCCGTCCAATTGTGCGTCTTCAAACGCAACGCCTACAGCTTTAGTATTTGGCATAGTGTTTCCTTAAAAACGGGGCCGAAGCCCCATTCGGTTTAGGCAATGCGGTATGCAGTCCAAGTACCATCGCCGGTTTTACGGGCGCGGAACTGAGCAGAAGTAGCTTCTGACACGACAGCGTTACCAACAATTGTCCAGCCAGTGCCGACAGCCAGAGTCACGTCATCGGTGGTTGCATCAGCGTTGATGATGATGAAGTCAAAAGAAGCGTTGACTTTTGATGCAGCCGAGATGTCGGCTTCTACCAATGCCACGGTGGGCAAAGTCAGACTACCGGCAGTGCCGTTGAACACAAACAAGCCATTAGCCAGTTCAGCAGCCGTCATTGTTGCGGCAGCAGCCACAGCAGTAGGAGCGCCTTGAACCGACAGAACAGCTTCACCGATATTGCCGTCACCAAGCTGGTAGCCACCAGCGCCATTAGGGAGTGCCATGATAATTTCCTTCAAAAAGATTTAGAAAACGCCCCCGAAGGGGCATTAGGTTTAGCCCCAGATGCGGCAGGCCATTTGTGGACGGATGGTGCTGAAGCCGTACAGAACGTCAATACGGCAAGGCATACGGTCGTTGTTGATGTCGTACTGACGAACAACGCGCAGGCTGATACCGTTGTGAACGGCACGAGCAGCCATGTCAACGCCTTGTGGCAGCAACAGGTCAGCAGTGGCGAACGTGATGGCATCCTTGTGGTAGACCAAGTTCTGAGCGTACTGAGTAGAAGCTGCGCCCACGAAGGTCACAGTTGCGCCAGTTGCAGGCAGCACATCCACAGTAGCCAGAGCGTGGTTGGCCGAGTACATCGGAGCAACAGTCACAGTCCAAGTGCCGGACGAAGCAGTGGCGTCAGCCAGAGCAACGAACTGGAACAGCGAACCAGTGGACTCGCGGGTCTGTGGGTTGACAGCATTGCAAGCACTGACTGTGAACACGTCACCAGCTTTGATGGTGGTAGACACAGAGCCTTGTTCCAACAGAATGGAAGAAGCACCTTCGGCGGTAACGCCTGGGGTCTTCACCAGTGTGGATGCGCTTGCGCTACGTGAACCAGTGGTGTGCTGTTTGATCGACTGAGACATGTTGACTTCATCAAAGCCCAACACGCCAGTGCCCATCATGCCGTTCTTGAACTGCTTGGAGATAGTGTCGGTCGGATTGAACAGACCTTTCATACCTTCAACCAGACCGGCGTTGGCCGCAGGGTTTACGGTGGCGTAACGTGGCGACATCACAGCAGCGTTCTCGTTCAGCTTTTGTTGGGCTTGGAGCAGCACCAGCGAAGTCGAAGGAGTGGTGCCAGGCGTGCCAACGGTGTTACCGATGGTTTTGTACGCATTGGCAACGTCAGCATCAATGCTGGAGGCCAACTGGCTAATACGCGGCTTAAGAACACGCTCTGCGAAGTCATCCAATTGCATAGTCAATTCAGCAGATGTGAAGTTGACACCGATGTGCTTTTGGGTAGAAACAGCCAGAGTGGTGAACTGCTCGTTGTCGTCCTGAACTTGCAGGGCGGCACCGTCAGTAACCAGTGCGCGGTCAGGCAGACGGATACGCAGTGTGGAGCCAATCTTAGCGCCTTCGACAGCAAAGCTGTCATCGTACTGACGATTGACGTTACGGGTAAGAACCAGGTTGTTTTCGAGAATCTCAAGCGCTTTGCGCGTGATCATGTCGATGGTAAGAATCGAGTTTGACATTTGTAAATTTCCTAAAAAAAGTTAGCGGATACGCAGTGCTTCTAGCTTCTTCATCTGGCGCGCCCTATCAGCTTCAATCCACTGCGAGGCCGTCATGGTCTTGATAGACCGCGGGTCTGTAGTGTCAAGTGCTGGCGAGCCGGAGGCTCGGGCGGTGACAGGTGAAATCGGCGCTGGCGCTGACGTTGTTCGTTTGACCGGAGGTTCTGCGGCCAATTTGGCCTCAATCTTTCCAATCTCTTTCGCCTGACCGAGTGGCGTCATACGGGCGATACGCTCCGCGTCCTTGGGGTTTGAACCGAGATAGTAAGCTAACTCAGGGCCAATATCCGAAGACTGAATCGTTTCGGCCATCACGTTCGTGATCGGCAGTTTTGGGTTGTAGGCGACTTGTTCAAAGTCATCGTACTTGTCCCGCGCTGCTTCCTCAAGTTCCTGATAGCTTTCAAGAATTTGCGATTGCTGCTTGGCAACTTCACGTTTAGCGATCAGTTCTTCAGCCCTCTGTAACGCCAATGCTTCCGCATAGGCTTCAGTAGACTCAAACTGATCAACGGATGCTGCGGGGGCAGACTTCAACACCTGTGTTTCCACTTGGCGCTGCGCTTGTTCCCGTTCCCACTTACGTTGCTCTCTTGCGAGGCGTTTGCCAATTGCTGCGTCAAGTTCCTCTTGCGAGAATGTCTTGGTCGCTACTTCTGGCGTTTCCGGCGTTTGAACTTCAGTCGCAGGTGCAGCCGTTGCTTCCTGTTCTGGCACGGGTAGTGACTCCGCTGGTACTTCTTCTAACATTTATGAATCCTTGGATTCCTCGGTCAACCTGGCCGATACGGTTTGGGTAAATGTATCAGATTAATCGTACGCTACTGTAAATGCGGCAGAAGTGCCAGCAAGAACAATGTACAAACCTTTGTTAAAAAACAAACCAGCGGGGATGTTCAGATAGGTCGTGCCCGCTGATACGCTGAATGTGTCCGAAATCTTGGGGTCGCCGGTGTTTTTAGCACCCGAGTCATAGACCGTCAAAGTACCGCTTGAAGATGCTGACACAAAGATGCCAAACAGCTTGCCGGCGCCAACTTTAACTTGGGTTGTTGCAGCAGCTTGTGTGTAGTTAGCCATGATGTTTCCTTATGCCAAAAATTTCAGTTTGTACAGGGTTGTAAGATACAACTCAACGATATTATCAATCAATTGCTGTAGCGATGAGTCAGATTTATCGCACACATCGTAGCGGCCTTTTTCAATCTCAGAAAGCTGGTCTTGCAAGAACTCAATGATGTTGGTGGTCTTCTTGGCCGCAGGGATGGCAATCGGGCCGATCAAGCCGTTGCGGCCTTGGTAGGCTTCGGCAAAAGCATCGGCCACATCAATTACGTTGTCGTAGAACGTCTGCAACGCAACGTGTTTGGAATAGCTGCGGGTGTTCAAGTGAACCGAGTGCGCTACGTTACGGCCCAAAAACAGCAAGCCCATCAATTGCGCGGCGGTCATTGTGGCATCTCCATCGGTTGCATAGGCGCTGGCATCTCAGGCATACCGTCCATGCCCACATCCATTTGCTGCTCCGGCATCTCAGGAATGTTGTTCAACTGGCCGTTGGACTCCATTGCGGCGGCAACTACGCCCATAGCAATGTCCTGAATCTGCTGCTCGTTCATGCCAGCTTGCGTGGCGGTGATGCGTTGCGTCTCAGCTTGGTAAGCCTTGATCTCAGCTTCGTAGTCCTTGCGGCGCTGCTCTTGCATCTCAATGGACTTGCCCACGTTCTGGATCATCTGGTGCATCTGCTCCATTTCCTGACCCATTGCTTGCATCTGCTGCTGCGCGGCTTGCAGTTCTGGATTGTCCTCACCATCGCTCATCAGCTTCGGATCAATGGTCTTGGCAAAGCGTTTTGCCATCTCTTGCGCGCCAGGCCAATCCATGTTTTTGACAAACAGATCGCCGGCCACCGCCCACAGTTGTGGGTTGCCTTGCAACAGTTGGGCCATCGCCTCCAGCGCCTCTTGACGCTTGGTCGCGTAGCCTGGGCCGGTGGTAGCCACCACATCGTACTTGCCAACGCCAGGGTTGTAGATTTTCTCCATCACAATACCGCGCTCGTCAACGATCTTGTTGACCGGCTGATCTTGATCAGGGTTGATCTTGACCATTTTTGTCTCGCCATCTTCACCGATGATGCGAGCAATGCGCTGGGTGTCGTAAATTTTAGGGATCAAGTCCACAAGCTGGCGGGCCACATGCCGAACACCACGGGCCAAGTTGTCGCCGTAGTGGTATGTGCCCACATCGCCTTCACGCTGGCGGGCCAAAATGGCCTTGCCTGAGCGTTCGTTGCTGCTCATGCCCAAAGAAGCGTTGTATTGGCCGGTTGTGGACTTAATGTCCTCAGAAGCGCCTGATTTGGCTTGCAGCAGGCCGCTGGAGGCCATTGGTGGTTGTGCCCTAGACGGCAGCGGCAAAACAACGCCTTGGCCGTCTGTGACGTCTGGGTTGACCTCCAGATACGGCCAGTTAGTCGTATTTGCGGTCTTCCACTTGTCTTCGTAGCCTTCAAACTGCCCGCCGTAGCCGATAAACGGTGCTTTGGGGGCCAAGGCCAGCATCTCGGCCTCTTGTGAAACCCAGTAGTTGTACATGCGCTGAGCGTCTTTGGCGTTACGCACCAAGCCCGACACATACAACCGGCCATCGACTTCAAACTCGTTGCCAACGATGCGGATCACGGGGATGTATCTGCCCGCCCAATCGCGCTTCTCAAGAATTTCGTAACCGTTGATCTTGCAGTACTTGACCTTTTGACGGTCGGCCTCGCGGCTTTTTTTGGGCTTGCCGTAGAGGGCTTTTAGCTGCTTGTCCTCGGGCGTGCCCTCAAAGGCAGTCACATTGCCAGGGTACAGGTTCAGCGTAGCGCGGTCAAAGTCGATGTAGTAGTAGTCAGCGACACGGATCGTGTCTTCGTTGAGCCAGTTGCTGATCGACTGATCGCCCACACCCAAAGATTGCAAAGTTGTAATGGGCGCTGCGTCTGGGTACTGACGCTCGTACTCTGCGCGGGTCAGGTCTTCGGTGATGAAACAATACTTGGCGTCCGCGCCGGTAGGGTCTTGGATCATCGGATCCATGTAGACCGAGAACGAGTTGCGAACGCGGCCGATCTTGATGTCTTGGTCAAACGTGTTGTCGTCACAGTACTCTGTGAGCAGGCGCAGATAGCCTTCGCCGTAGGACACTTGGTTTTCGCAGGCCGTGTCGTAGGCCACATCCGCATCCGAAATGTATTCAATGTGGCGAATCATGCCGTTGAAAATATCGGCAACTTCCACATCAGCGTTGTCGTCTACGGGAATAACTTTAGCGCCTGGGCGGTTCTGCCGCTGGTCGTTTGTCACCTGACGCACGTGCTGCGGCAGCTTGTTGATTGTCAGGCATGGCCGTGCGTTGATCGTCTGGCCCTGCACCGCGCCGCGAGTCGCCAGCACATCAGCCGGCCATTGCCAGTGGTTGTCGGGTGAGCCGGCGTAGAACTTCAGGTCGTCTACTTCATCTTCACGCGACTCAGACAGAGCCGAGACAGCCATGTCCAAACGCGAGCGTGCTGTTGCCAACACATCCGCATCGCTTTTGTCTTTGGCCGAACCACCGACAGCAACGGCTGCGGCGGCGACTATGCCTGTTGGGTCTGCCATTATTTTTTCTTTTCTGCTTTACGCTTGACCGAGTAAGCAATTGCCACAGCCTGCTTCACAGGCTTGCCAGCAGCCACTTCGGCCTTGACGTTTTTGCGAAAGGCTTCGGGTGTTTTGGATTTAACGAGAGGCATGTTAAGACGCTCCGTGAATGATCGCAAAGTTAATTACAACCGCTTCGGATAGATTGCCACCGCTGATGTTTCGCAGCGTAATCGTACAAGTGCCCGCGCTCATGCTGCTGATCCAGCAGTTGTACGCGCCCGATGTAGCACCAGAACTTACGTTCAAAATAATCACATCTTTAACGCTGATCAAACTGTTGGTCAGTGTGAAAGTTACATTGGTCAACGTGTTGAGCGTTGCGCCGTTTGTTGTAATTCGGCCCATGCTTGCGTTAAGCGTGACGCCAGTTGACTTGCTTGTCTCTTGAGTTACCGCGCCTTGTCCGGCAAGGGCGTAGCCAATTTCTTCACTGGCATAGCAAGTAGTGAACTCTGGGTCTAGGTACGCAACGCCCGTTGCTTTAGTGTTAGACATTATTTTTTCTTCGCAGTTTTAGCTGACTTTATAAAGTCTTGCTTGGTCGGCGCAGCTTTGCTGCCAACTTTGTTCATCTTTTCGCCAGAGCCGGCTTTGATGCGCTCTTGTTTAGCGTGAATGTTTGCGTAGAGTCCAGGTTTTGTTGCCATGATCAGCACTTCCATCGTTTAAGGGCCGCTTTGGCGCGTTCGCCGTCTTTAGCGTTGGCCGCTACGGCGCCCATTCTTGCACAAAATGAATCCTTGCGGCCTTGATCTGCCTTGGTCTTGGGGTTTGGGGCTGGCGCTTTTAGATTGCTGCCTGTAGCTGCGTTGTATTTGGCTCTACCCTTCTCGGTCAGGCCAGCGCCCTTAGATACGGGCAGTTTTTCGCCGCGTCCGACAGACAAGGAAACAGTTTTTTTCGTTGCCATCTAGCTTCCCATCCAAGATGTGTTGGCCGAAGTGTCTGAGTAGACCCTGCGGGTGGTTGTGCGCGCATTGTACTCGCCCCGATGGGCCACGGGAAACGCAAAAGTCACCGCAATAGCGTCCGCAGCGTCTGGCGAGGCTAAACCGCGTGATTTCATGTCTTTTTTCGACTCCAAAAAGATTGTTCCACGTGAATCAGGCTTCATCATAGGCGAAATCAAGTCCGTCTTCAAGAACCTGTCGTTCGGAATACTGGCCGT